CCGCAGAAGTGTCGTTTGTCGAGGAGCTGGAGACCTTAAGGACGGTGGCGGCGCTCAGGTAGCTATAGAGGCCGCCCTGCGCCCAAATGGTCTCCAGGGTCTCATCGACATCGGAGTTGAACCCAAACTTGAAAATCGTTTTGTGATAAGCAATCTGCCCACGGGCGACTTGAAGCTCAAAGGGCTCGCTCGTTCCTACCCGGCTTATTGAGCTGACTTCACGGGCCATGGCTTAGTCCTCAACCGTACTTTTTGCGCAAGTACATGATCACCGTGTAAGTGTCTCCCGACCCAGCGCCCACGGTGGTGAAGTTGATGTCGCCAGTCTTGCCCGCCCCGGCGTTATTGGTCAGGCCACCAAAGTCCGTGTAATCGTGGTCCCCGCTCTGGTTCTCGCCCAGCTCAATGCAAAAAGCATCGGCCGTGGCGTCCCAGAGGATTTGGACCTTCATACCGATGCACTGCCACCACAACCGCTCAATGGCGACCCCCGTGCAGGGATCGCCGTTGCCGCTCGCAGACAAAGCAGAGACATCGACCTTGGTAACCCCAGACTCACCCGTACCATCGCTGATATTGGTGAATTTCAGGACGGCCGTGTGCGGGCCGTCGATGATGGTCTGAGACGTTACGGCATCAGCCATGGGTCAACCCCTTACTGATCCGCGAACGCAGGTGCAGTCGCGCCGGTAACAGAGCCCCAGACGTACCAGTTGACGCCGTCCTTCGCCATGACGTTGATGACCGCGGACCCCGGCACGTTGACCTGAAGTTTGCTGTTGGAGTTGCCGTCGGCAAACACCACGGAAGCCGCACCGTCATCGGTGTCGTTGAAAGCGACGTTGCCAACAAAGAAGTTGGTGTCGGAGCCCGCGTCGATGATGAAGTCCGTCGCGTCGGCAGCAGCGCCGCCATAGACGAAGGTGAACATCGCGCCAGCAACCGGCGTCGGCAGGGTGTAGGTGTTGTCCTGGCCGCCATCCGGCACAACCAGCACCCGACCGCTGTGAGTAGCGTTGGTGAGGGTGACATTGCCGTCCGCGAGGGCAACCGGAGCACCCCCGTAAGTGCTGATCTCAGTCACCGCGCCGGTGGTTGCGCTCTTGGTGATCGACTTGAAGCCGTTTTCGGACCGAACCGGACCGTTGAACGTGGTATTAGCCATTGGGAATCTCCTGTCTTGGCTAGTGTCAGGCAATGCGCCTGTCAGGGATCAGTCTCTTTTATACGCCTTCCAGAAATCGAACGCAATAAAAAGGGGGCCAGAAGGCCCCCTTCAAAACTATCCGAAGATAGCTTATGCAGCACCCGGGGTGCCGAACACGGCGCGCCAGTCAGAAACGCCGAAGGAGTAACGCTCACGCGCCTTAAAGCGCATGTTGCCGGTATCAAAGTCCCCTTCCATGCCCGTCTTGATCGGGGCGCGGTTGAAGTATTTGAAGCCGTTGGGTGCGTCAGTCTTGATGAAGTACGCGTCCGTGTCGGTGAGGAAGTGGTTAACCACCGCACCCTCGGGAAGCATCCCCATGGACTTCATGGCGTTCAGATCGTTGTCTGCGGTAGCAGAACGCAGGTTGGAGTTGATCACCCGCTCTGCAACGAATTGCAGCTCTTTCGGGATGATCAGCTTCATGCCGCGAACAGCAATCTTCAGACCACGCTCGTCGGTGAGACCAGCAATGTCGATGAGCATCTGCTCAAGCGCCGTCTCGTTCAGGTCAGCGGGCGTGGACAGCAGGTTACGCTGGTTGCCCGAGAGGCTGGGGTGAGAAGCGGAGCAGAGAGCAGCACCATCGCCAATCGGGGAGCCCGTGCTGAACGCATTGTTCAGAACCGCGGCTGCCTTGATTTGCTTGGTCTGCGCCATGGAACGTGCCAGCGCCTTCGTGTACCGGGAAGCCAGACGATCATAGAGATTGTCTTCGATGGCCTCTTCAGTAATGGAGAAGGCGAGAGCAATCGTCTCATGCTGGTAGCGAGCCGTGTAGGTTTCCTGGGCGTCGTCAAAGGTGATGGCAGTGCCCTCGCCCTTAACAGGTGCCGTGGCGAAACCTCCGAGCATCACTTCTTCTTCAAAGGCGCGGTCCGAAGACTCCTCCTCGAAGATTTCAGCATGCTCGTTCTCGTACCGGTTGTACTCAAGGCCGAAAAGGGCGTTGAGTCCGGGCTCCAGCTCTTTAGCTAGTTGTGCGCGTGAAATCGCCATTTGTCAGCCTCCTTAAATACCAGTCGAATCCGCAGTGGTCTGCGAATCAAATCGACGGGTGGCAGCGTTGAAATGAGCATTCAGACGCACGATCAGCGGGATGCCGGCAGCGGTATAGTCGCTGTTGGCCTCATCATCAAGGATGCCCACAATACGCAGCGGCAGGGTTGCCGTGGTATTAACCGAGGACACGCTTAATGCAGCCGTGGACGAACCGGTGTCGGTCGAGCCGCCTTGCGCAGAAGTGCCCAGCGAAGCGTTAGCAAACACCGTGGCCAACGCGGTTGCCCGGTTGGTCAGCGTGGCATCGCTAGCGACTTTGAAGAGCTGATTGGGGTTATCAGCAACGAAAGCTTTGACAGGATAGTTCGTGTCAACGCTCACGGAGCCGGACCCCGGCCAATAGTTCAGGAAGACAGGCTTCTTCTGAACCGAGTCTTGATACTCAACGCCCATCAGCACACCAAGAGCTTGCGTGGTGCCGCCAGCCGTATCACCAGCTCGGTCAATGACGCCCGCAGCAAGCGGGACGACAATGCCGTACTGGTAGATAGCATTGGTGTTGTCAGAAGCGATTTCGTACTGAGTCACCCCAGTCGAGTTCACGCCGCTGCCAGCGAGGCCGATAGGACGAAGACCATAGGCAGTGCTTGCATTTGCCATGATTTAAGTCTCCTTTGTGGTCCTATTTCCGAGAACCACCGAAAGTTACACGGGATTGCCGATCAGCATTGCCGATCCGCATCGTGGAATGTGCATTCTCACGCATCATGTCGTGGTCCACAGCCGCCATTTGATCAGCCGAACGCTGATTGAAATAAGCGGAGCGTTCCGCAACGGTTTCATCAGGAATCCGCGCGAGAAGCAACCCGCCGACCCCGAACACACCTTCGTATTTACCTGATTCAACCACAGGTGCCTCGAAATCCGGGTACTCGTCCGAACGGACAAGCTCCCAGCCTTCGCGCATCTTGGCGCTGACGTTTTTCCGATCATCGAAACCGCGCGTCTCGGCACGAATCCAACGATGCTTAAAACCGTCCGGTGCAGGCGGTGCATCCAGCATTGACGGAGGAGCCCACGGCTTACGCCGTGCCGTAGCCTCCCGAGTTTGTTTAGCGCGAGAAGTGCGCTTCACGGACCCACCAAACTCCAAATCGTTCGTTAAGTCGTCCATTTCGCTCACTCCTTCACGTACTTAGCGTACTCTTCCAGTGGCACTCCCAGTTTCTTCGCTATAGCGACTTGGCTCGGGGAGAGTCGAACCGTTTTACCCGTTTTGCGCCCAGAATTACCGCGAGTAGCGGAAGCGACAGTCTGAGCGGGCCGTCGATTACCTTGTTGTCTATTAGCGCCTAACTTGTGCGGAAACTCCACAGCAATCCGGCGATCTAATTCAGTATAGTAATCGTCTGATTGCGGGTCAAACCCTTCATCTTCGACCAATTTCTTGTGAATACCGAAGGCTGCATAAGTCATGGCTTCATCTTGGCCAAACCACGTGTTGCGCTGAGCCCAGGTCTCGGCCTTGGGGTCAGGACGGCGCGGCGCCGGCTGCTGCTGAGGCATGGGCTGCTGTACTTGCTGAGCCTGCTGAGCAGCAAGCTGCTGGCGGTAGCGCTCCTGCTGCATCTGCGCTTGGCGAGCCCGGTCGGCCTCAATGGCTAAGCTGGTGATCTTGCGCTGCGCCTCAATGACCGCGGCGCTGTCACCCATTTCAATGGCCCGGGCCAGCTCCTTCTCCGCATACTCAGTCTGGGACTGAACCCGGTTGGTGTACTCGGACACGTAGTTGGTGTCAAGCGCTTCCATCCGCTGGCGGATTTGCTGGGCTTCGGACTGCACGTTTTGTGCGTAGCGGATCGCTTCCTCACGCTGGCGCTCAGCTTCGCGCATGCGCTTGGTCAGATTGTTGATCCGCTTCTGCGTGGCCGTCTCGGCTTTGGAAAAGTTATCTTCCTGATCGGTATCAGAAGCATCCGTTTCCGGGGCATGGGCCTGCGCTTCTTCCCGCTCGGGAAGGTTTACTTCCGTTTCTTGGTTGTCGTCAAAATCCAGATCGACTTGGTTTTGTGCTTCAGACATGTCGCCTCCTAGTAATGCAGAACGTCTTCAGGGTCCATGATCCGGGCCAGGATTTCGTCATCGTTCAAGATGCGAACCTCGCCCCCGTCAATGGCAAAACGGCTGCCGGCATAGCGGGCAAACATGACCCAGTCTTTCTCCTGGCACCACGGACCGCTCGGAAACTTTTCCTTGTCCCGGTAGGCCAGGGGGCCCACTTTCAGGACATAGCCGACCTGGGTCGATACCTTGTTCTTCTCGACGACATCGTCAGGAAGGTAAAGGCCCCCATCAGTCTTGCCTTTGCCCTGGTAGGGCAGAATCAGAAGACGCCAGCCCGTAGGAGACGGCATGCGTTCAAGAAGGGATGCGCCAATGGCTTCGGGGTTCAGAACCCGCTTTTGGGGCTCTTGGTAAGCTTCTTCGAGGCTCGCGGCCTCTTCTTCGGCCGGAAGGGCCTCTGCTGCGTCAGTCATCGCTGTGCTCCTGTTTTTCTAGCAGGCTCTTGAGTTCCTGTTCCACGTAGTCGAGGGCATCCAGATTGCCGGTCAACTCGCGGTAGTGCTCCATGTCTCGGACATGTTTGTAGATCAAAAGATCAACCACTGCTTGGCGCCGTTCGCGGACAATCCTAAAGACCGCTTCAGCGAAATGGATGTCGCTCATGCCTCACCTTGGAAAGTTGGAAGGTGAGCGCAGACTAACACGGATTTTATGCGAGCGGCTACGATTGATCGCAGATTAAACGTGCTCTCGCCAGTCCTTCCCTTCCCAAAGCGCGGCTTCCGCAGCACGACGCTTTACAAGGCCTTCTAGCACTTTGCCGCCGGCCTTGTTCCAGCGCTTAATTTGGAAGGGGACGTCGGAAATTGGTCCATAGTTGATGCGATTCAGAAGGGTGGACTCTTTGAAGTTACCCGGGCCTAGGTTAAACACCCAAGCCACCAGCGCATCAAACTCGTTCTGCTTCAGGGCCACCTCTGTCATGCTGTTGACGTAGCCCTCAAACTCTTCAAGGTCTTCAATCAAAAAAGCTTCCGCAGCCTCTTGATCAATTACGTCACTATCTCTAACGCTACGAGTATGACCATAACCGATAGTCCATACGCCAGCAGGGCATAAATACGCCTCCAGACGGCATCCCTCGAAATGTTTGATGAGCGCCAGTCCTTCATCGCTAATCTTCATATCAGTCCTGTTTTTGACTAGACCCAAAATAGAACGCAATAACCGTGCTAAACGAGCCCGTAATCGAACCCAGAATGAGGTTAATAATGGCATCAGAGTTTTGGTCAGGCGGCAAAACGGTCACAAGAACAATGTAGCCCGCAAACAGCAAGCACAAAGTGATAGCAAGGAACCGCGCCGTCCAATCCTTAGAGAAGTGCTTGCGAGCATCCGCCGTATCGGCGGTCTGGAGCGCATAAAGGTCTACGTCCAGTTCCTTCATCCGCGCTTCAAAGTCCAGCTCTGCCTTCTTGATTTGCACCAGTTGCTCTGGCGTGGCTTGCGACAAAGCTTTTTCTAAACTTCGAGCGTCCGTATCACAGCCAAGAACGCTGGCAATAGCTGAAGCCGCTGCACCACCCAGAGGCCCACCGAGGGCCGTTCCAAGAGTAGGCGCTACGGCACCGACGATGTTCTTGATCGCGTCAAACTTCATCCTTTGGCCTTTATCGCTAGGAGAAATTCAATACTGCCCCATATCAACGCAGAGCCTAGCGCAAGTATGACTAATACCGCAACGGTGGTAAATGACCGTTCCTTGAACCTTGCGCGCCGCGCTGCCTGGGCTTTTATTTGATCCGCGCGGTCCTGACGTATCTTGGCCCGCATAGCCAAAATCTCTTCCCAAGCATTCCCGCCGTGCGTCCACTTAATATACTCGCGAAGTTGATCTTCCATCTGCCGGGCTTTCTGCTTGGCCGCAAAAGCCTGCATAGCCTCTTGTTCGACAGAGGACTTATTTATAATCGCTCGAAACAGCGGAGGATTCTTTGCTCGTTTTTCCGCGTCGTTAAGGTCTTGAACCGCGCTCATCCAACGACCAATGTCGCCAGCCATGGACTCAAGGTCGTTGCCAACCTCAAAACCCTTTTTGATTGCGTTGAATGCCGTAGAAGCTACGGCCAGCGCAGTAATTGGATCAACCACATGCCCGCCCCCTATGCGAGCCCGTCTAGGGGGCGACTATATCAGGATAGCTTTGTCAACAAATAATCGTTAACTGTTGATTATTATGGGAAATAATCAACGGCCTCCGAATACACCCGACCGTAAATACGGATTCATAAAGGGGTTTGCTATCTCTTCCTCAGATAGGATTTGGTCAATCATTTTTTGTGTGCGCGGTGCATAAGCGGTCCGCTCATAGCTCGGAAGCGGCGCAAACTCTGGTCGAATGGGGGTAGCAAAAGGGCTTGGAGGCGGGCTAGACGGCCCCGTGATTTGCACGTACTCCGGCTGCGCCACCTGAAAAGACGGAACCGGTTGATAAGTAGCCTGTGGCAGGCTTAGCTCCGGCGCAGTGACGCCAGCATAACCAACGTCCAGCTCTGATTCCGAACCAGGGCCCGCCACTCCGCCCCGGAAGGGGCCAGGAGTAAAGCCGGCAAAAGGCCCAAAATTGCGCGCAAATTCAGGGACAACGTACTGAAATTGCTGCGGTACGTAGGGCGTGTAACGGTACTGCGGGGGCGGCGGCTCGGGCTCCGGTAAAGGCGCGGGCTCGGGCGCCACCTCTACCGGTTCCGTAGGAGTCGGCTCCGTAGGGGCGGCGGAATCCAAGTAATACAAGGACTCTGGGGCTTCTCCTTTTAAGACCGCTAGGGCGTCTAAGATGTTTACTTCGCCGTCGCCATTTAAGTCAAAGCGCATGTCCACGGGCGTGTCAGACATGCCCACTGCCATGCGCAGGGCTTTTTCCGCCAAAGCCCTTTGCTCTGGAGGAACATCGTCCATGGTCATTTCAGGCGGCAGTTCTGGAGCAGGCGCCGGGGCCGGCTCGGGGGCCGGGGCGGGCTCAGGGACCGTTACATCCACAAACCCCTCTTCTGGAGGAGGCTCCGGTGCAGGTGCCGGTTCAGGAACCGTAGGCGTCGGCTCAAACAAAGGAGGCGGAGGTTCCGGCTCGGGCACCGTCACGTCCACGAAGTCCTCTTCTGCTGGAGGAGGCTCTGGGGTATACGCGGGAACTTCGGGTTCCGGCGCAGCGGGCGCTTCTGGCGTTGGCTCCGGCTCCGGCTCAGGAACCACCACCTCCACATAGTCTTCCTCAACCGGCGGCGCTTCTACCACTGGCGGGGGAGGTGCGGGCTGGGCGGCCTCCCGGTCAGCAAACTCTTGCTCTCGCTGGGCGC